AGAAGTATATTAAAATGAGCTACCAAGAATTACCTTATACACATGGAAAAAAGACTTTAAAGCAGATAAACGATATGACCGGAATGGTGGAAGGTGATACTGTGTTTAATACAACTTGGGGGTTAATTGAAATATACAGTGGTACAAATTGGACTAACTCTCAAAGTGTAGAAATGTATTTTGTGAAAGAAAATATTAGTGGTACTACAGCTCAACAAAGATTTAGTAAAATGCCGCCGGTTCCAGGTTTATTAGGTTCTAATACAAGGGTCGCTTGTCCAGATATTTCAGGTTCAAATAATGATGAACAAAACGGATATTATGTAATGCAGTGCAGGGATTCTACAGCAGATATATTTAGAGACGAAGGAGGATTAGTATGTTTAGCTGATGCCACAGCAGATCAAGATAGAGGAATAGGTTTAACAATAAGAGGAACAAGCAATAGTGGGTCAGAAGAAAACGAATTAATAGTAGTAGCTTTTCAAGGCAATTGGAATGGTTACGTAACACCAAATACTAGTTCTTCATCAGGATCTTCTTTAGATATAGAGCAAGGTTTCTTTGCTAAAATATCAACAGATGATCAACAAGCTGGAATGCTTGATGATTCTTTTACAACTGTTCTTGGATCAGGTAACGCTGGGCCTACAATGGAAGGTAAAACTTTAGCAGCTTGGCCTGCTAGCGCAACTTCACCTCCAGCTAGAAATATTCAAATACAAATACAACACACAGAGGTAATTTAAGATATGGCATTTCAGAAATTTCACACTTGGGGAGGTATAAACAGAGACAATATAATAAGTTTACTAGTAACAAATAATCCTGACTTAGCTGAGGAAGGTCAAACTGTTTTTGACAGAACTCAAGAAAATAATATGGCTTGGATTGATGGGCCTGGTAAAGGTGGAAAAGGAATAATGAA